AACACCCGGATAAATTATCCGTGTCTCAATATGTTACTGTAACAATATGGGCATGACAAGGGACGAATATCCATGTCTTGGTAGTGTCCCTGTGAATTTTTTTAGCACTTTTTGTCAACACTACAACAGTTGTATTATTTACGACTGATATGAGTAAAGAATGGCACAATTTGTCCGATGCGGATGCTGCTTTACTGGAAGACGCAATTAACCAAAGCGAAGAGTATATGAAAAAACTTGCAATCTTCCGAAGTGGCCTCATTCCACCAGATCAACGCTGGTTACAAACCAATGCGCATGAGATTTATGACAAACTAAGCATGAGAGAATTAGCCGTATTTGAAATGAGAACACTACAACACACATTCCCGGTAATTGCAGAAGCATTAGGCGTAAGCGTATCCAGTGCGAAAACGTACTGGAGAAGATGCCTTGCGAAATGCACCGCTTCATTCATGTCAACTAATGAGGTAGATAGTGATGGGTAAAAAAATAGATATAGATCCAGATAAGGTTCGCATGCTCGCTAGTTTCGGCTGCACCTACATGGACATCGGTAAATACTACCAATGCAACGAAAGCGTCATACGTAAGCGCTTCAAAGCTGAATTTGAGGGTGGTCAAGAAGACCTAAAACTTTCTCTACGTAAAAACTTAATAAAAATGTCACTGGAAGATCAAAACACGGCCTGTAGTATCTTCTTAGCTAAGAATTTTCTTGGCATGAGTGACAAGACTGCGATCGACCTAACTGGTAACTTAGAAACCGTATTAAAAGAATGCGGCTTCGAGGAAAATCCCATTGATCAAGCAGATCATAAACCGTCAGAAGTTATGGAATCATTTGGGCTATCAGCCGACTCCACAACAGCTGGCGTGTCATAACTCCAAAGCACGATTCAGAGTACTAAACATGGGTCGCAGAAGCGGCAAGTCTTGGATGGCTGCACATGAAATTATCCCATGGCTACTCACCCCAAAAACACGCGGCTGGATTGTCGCACCTAATTATAACTTAGCTCAAAAAATAGCCAGAGAGGTCAAGCGTATTATTGTGACTCAACTTCGGCTGCCACTGGAAAGTAAGAAAGAGATTTCTGGTGATTTATACTTTATGAGACTCGCTGGTCTTGGATCGGAGTTAGCAGTTCGCTCCGCTGATTCTCCAGATTCGTTGATTGGCGAGGGTATCGATTACTTAGTTATAGATGAGATGGCATTAATCAGCCGTCAGACATATGAAATGTTTTTACGTCCCACATTAGCGGATAGAAACGGTTGGGCGTTATTTTGCAGCACTCCCAGAGGATTTAATTACTTTGAGCAACTATACCGCTACGGACAAGACCCAAAGTTTGAAGAATGGGAAAGCTGGCAAGTTCCAAGCTGGGAATCTCCATTTTTTAAAGATGACGTAGAACAATTAAAGAGGACAATGACGCATGAAACATTCTTACAGGAATTGGGAGCAGAGTTTACAAGTTTCGCTGGAAAGGTATACCCATTTGACCGCTTCCGACAAGTCAAAGAATACCTTAAGTACGATCCAACTCTACCCACTTACATCGGCATCGATTTCGGCTTCCGCGCAAGTTGTGCCGTGGTACTGCAATGCAAAAATTACCCCGACGGGTTATCAGATATATACCAAATAGATGAAGTCTACCTAGAGAACACAAAAACCGAAGACTTAGCCAAGATCATACACCAGCTGCCGTACCCAGTAACGGCTTATTTCGGAGATCCAGCTGGAGCGGGTACAAACTTGCATACGGGTATTTCGGATTTCGCGTTATTCAAGCAACAATTCGGCATCCACGTCCGATTCAAGAGAGATAAGACCACACGTAACGTAGTCAACAGCGTAAGTCATGTTCGCAGATGGTTTGAGGATGGAAACGGAGAACCACATTTCTTTGTAGCAAAGCGCTGCAAGAAATCCATCCAATCGTATGAAAATTATCGCTACCCAGCACACCGGGAAGACCAGACTTTAAAAGAGGTTCCATTAAAAGATGGACGAAATGATCACATTGCAGATGCACTCCGATTTGCCATTTGTAATCTTTTTCCTATACAAAGTAGAACAGCGGGTGTAATAGATTGGTAATATTAGAAGATTTATCAGAAGGCGCTTTACAAGAAGCGTTAAAAGATCAGTTAAGCTATATTGAAGACGCACGAACTAAAGAGCGTGACTATATGCTTGACTGGTATGAGGGCATCAATATAGATGATTACGTAGGAGAATACTTTGGCAGCGAGACACTGCGTCAGGTTCCTATGTTATTTCAAAACCTAACCAAACGGGTATGCTCTCTACGTGGAATGACTTATAAGAGATCTCCACGCCATCGCAGCAGTGATGTATATGATCAGTACATCGATAAGTTTAGTTTACATTCGCAAAGACGTTTATTAGAACGCCTTACTTTTTTATTAGGGACGATGGCCTTTCGTTCGTATTGGGACGAATCTGTAGGTCAAATTAAATACCAGTGCTTAAGCCATTTCACGCCATTATTTATCGCCGGTGACAATAGAGATACCCCAGTAGGTATAACCTATCCCGTAGAATATCAAGGCGATTCTAGAGTCGAAGCACCCGTACATGCAGTCTGGACGGAAGATCGTCCCGGAGTCCCCGGAAAACACTATTTAGTAGATGAACAGGGACGCAAGATCTCTGTGAATGAAGAAGATCGCAATCCCTACGGTATTATCCCGATTACCTTTGCCCATCGATACCCACCTATCCGTGATTTCTGGGCGGGTAGTGGAGCTGCCGACGTTGTTTCTGTAGATCTAGCGGTCAATGTGGCACAAATTGAATTAAGTCTTGGAATACGCTTCGGGGCATTGGGAATTAAGTGGGTTTCTAACGTGGATGACGCATCCAGAATACAACTAGGCACAGATAAAATTTTGTACCTCCCACAGGATTCCGCTCTAAACATAGAAACGCCCGGCGGTTCGCTCACAGACATTATCGAATCGACAAGATTTTTAGTGGAGTCATGCTTAAACAATAATCATATCCGTGCTAAGTATGCCCGAAATGACTCAGGCAATGCACCATCTGCGTCTAGTCTACAGCTCATTGAAATGGAAAATTATGACGAACGTGCTGCACAGACCGAAGACACATGGAGGCCATGGGAGCATCGCCGTTATGAGATAGATCGAAGAATTATGCAAGTAGAAGCAAATGTAGATCCCGGAGAAGAGTATTCCGTTGATTTCTTAGAACCAAACACCGTCTTAACCCCAGAATCAGAAATTGCAGTATGGGAATGGCGTTTTAATCGAGGACTTGCAACGCCCAAAGATTGGTTTATATATAATAATCCAGATTATGATCAAGCTACGTTAGATGAGTTTGAAGAGCGACAACAACAGCAGCAAGAAGTATCCGACCAACCCCAAAATCGTTTATTAAATAGACTACAAAGTTAGCCATGGCCGTCATAGATGACGCAATATCAGATTATCTACAATCATTAGGTGTTGCCGAAGACGAGTTTATTCAAGATGTGCAGCAAATGGAAGAGGATGGTTTATCTACTCAAGAGATTTTAGCTGCCCTTGCTTTATTAGATCTCACTACCTATTTCTTAGAAGATCTGGGCATGTCTGCCGCAATTAATACTCAGATGGAGTATACAGAAAAATTACTAGATGGTCTTCCATTTTTCGGCGCTATTACAGAACCAGAACTGATTGCGTTACAGAATGTACAACGATCTGCAATTACCAAGTATACGGGACATGTAGGCGAGCTTATTCGTCAAGAAATTATTACAGGAAGGCAATTAGGTCTGTCTATAAATACGATTAAAGATCGATTAGAACGTAGCATTAATCTTGATCGAATTGATAACGTAATTGCAACCGCTCTTACCAATTATCAACAGCAAGTAATCTATGCAATGGCTGGAGATCTGGAAGAAGATCAGCTTTATTATTATGAAGGCCCATTGGATAAAAAAACACGCCCATTATGCCGTGCAATTATTGCGGTAGAACCTTTTACTCGCGAGCAACTAGAAAGCTCGTTTCCCGGTGCATTTTACGATCGAGGAGGCCATAATTGCCGTCATATTGTAATTCCTGTGTCATCGGATAGCTCATATAGTAAAGACCAGAAGCGTGCAGAAAAAGAAATAGATGTGCGTAAAAAGTCAGGTACATACAAACAACCAGAAACAGTTCAACAATATTATG